GGATACAGTCCTTGAGAATCGTATGTATGATTAATTGCAACCATTGGAATATCTTTCATTGTTAGATGTGGAGTTACCATTCTAAACAAAGACTTGAATTGTTTTGCTCTTGTCATATCGGCGGCGGATTTTTGATTCTCCGCATCTTCTACTTCTTTTTTGGACGCAAGGTTTCCTACAGAATCAACCATGATAAAAAGTTTGTCTTCTGTTTCGATTTCTTTTAACTGCGAAACTATATCAAATTTTAATTCTTCCAAATCAGTAACTGGAATATGTACAACTCTTGATGTATCAATATCGAACACATCAAAATAATTTTGTGGTGTACCGAATTCACTATCATAAAAAAGTGCAACACCTTCTGGGTACTTGTCAAGATATGCCTTCATCATAATCAAACCAAATGCAGTCTTGAAGTGTTTACTAGGGCCTGCAATCATAGTTAACCCAGATGTATATCCTTTATCCAACGAACCAGAAAATGCAACATTCACTGCAGGAATGTTTGTAGGAATATTATCCTTCTCGTGTAGAAATGGAGATTCGGAAAGAGTATTAACTCTTCCGTCTTTGAAAGAAGTATTCTTTCTCAATTTACTCATTAGTCCAGACATATTATTCTCCTATTAAAAAAAATCGTCTATTGTGAATATTTTTTCAACCTTCCATCCAATAGCATCAGTGATGGTTTTAATTGGATCAAGGAAGGCCTTTTCGAATTGTTTTGTATAGTCAATGTAATCATTTAATCCAAACTCATTTGGAATAACTGATGCCATCGCAATGGTATTATTGCCAATTGGATTTGGTTCTTTAAGGTAAACAAACTTAATCTTTTCACCTTCTTGAATTAGTGGATATGTCATCTGAAGTTTATGTTTCTTAACCAAATTATTGAAATGAATGACACCCTTTACATGGATGGGCGTTCCCTTCTTGTATAGTTCTGCAGAATCGAAATACTTTCGCAATCCGTTGACACTTCTAGGAAATGCAACCTCATCTACAGGAAAGGTTTTAAAGTCTTCTCTAAAAGTGTCGATAAACTGAATAAGTTCATCGTTATCGCCACCCATAATAACCTTAAAGGATTCTTTCAATTTATCCCGACATGCTGCTGGGGTAGATGATCGAACCGCCTCGATGCCCATAATTTTTAGGTCTGGTTCTTTATATCGAACTCCCTCACTGTCATGGACATTTAGAATATATCTTTTCTTCGCAGTCCACAATCCTTTTGATGCAATAACTTCTCTTTTCATGAACATCTTCTGTTCATATGCATTCATATACGAAGCAAGTTCTTGATAGCTACGATCAATAAAAGGTTCAATTTTCTCTTTGGCGACTCTATCAAGGAAGTTAACCACTCGTTCCGTTTGTATACTATCCTCAGTTTCCTTGCCTGCAGTTCCTTGGTTAAACACTTTATGTACCAAGTCACCAAGAGTGACGTATATCGAATCCGTATCACTTGCAATAACGTAATTCTTTTCTTGTTCATTTTGTAGAATTTTGTTGACATATCCATTTACCTTCTTTTCAATCCATCTGATAGATAACTGTCCAGATAGAGTGATAGACTCCGCCTGTCTGATATCGAAATACCTAAAGTACTGATTCCCCAACGCACCATAAGCTGAGTTGAGAAGAATCTTTGCGGCCATCTGTTTATTATTGAGTGCGGCAATCCTTTTGTCTAGTTCTTTGGGGTCGCCATCACCATCAATTTTCTTTTGTTTTGTCTTCAACATTTCCTTCTTATACAAAACCCTGTCATCATACATCTTCTGCATAAGTTTTGGAAGGAAACCTTTTTTGTCATTATTATATAGAACACCATTAGGGGTAAGTGACAAGTTACTCTTAGAAATAATTTCCGTATTTGTTTTCATTTCTAATAAATCGTCAACGGATGTATCTACTCTGTCTGTTTCAACCAAGGTTTCGGGTGAAATGTTGTACTGCATGATAAGGTGCGGATATAGACTGTTTAAGTCAAACGAAAGAATCCAATCGTGCATTCCAACAGTTGGTTCCTTTACATATGCACCGGCGTATGCGGCAGTCTTACTATTATTTCTTTTTGGGGGGATTACAATATTACCACCTTTAAGATGATTAAACGCAATTGAGTCCCAAGTTTTAATGGGCGAAAAAACCTCATCATAATTTACTTTTGCCTCGTATGCAATTGTAATTAACAGTTCTAAGAGTTTGAGTTTATCATCAAGTCTATCAACAAGTTCAACGTCTTTGATATTATAGTCAATATACTTTTGATAGTCTTCTTTGTAGAACAGATGCATGTGCGAGAACTCTGAGTGGTCTAACTTTCTTTCACCCAACTCGACAAAGGCAATATGGTCAAGACGATAACTTTCTCTCGTAACATAGGTAAACTTTCGATACAAGTCAAGATAATCAACAATGTTAATACCAAGTACATTGACTTGTTCTTGTAGTTGGCCACGAATGTTTTTTTGCATTCTATCTACAATACCCCAAGGAGAAAGTCTTTTGGTGTTATCTTCTCCAAGGATTTTTGTGATACGGTTTACGAGATAACTCATATCAAACTGATTAACATTCCAACCAGTCACAATATCAATATCTGCAGCCTCCCACAAATTTAAGAAAGACTTGAGAAGTTCAATCTCACTGGTACATTTGTAATACTTAATATTGAGGTGAGACAAAGACTCATTAGTATTCTCCCAGTCTCCCAAACCAAGAACAGTATACATACCATCATACTTAAGAGTAATGGCGTTTACTCGTTCTATTGCTTCTAGGGGGTTGGGGAAACCGTTTTCACACTCGACCTCAATGTCAAGTGTTGCAATTCTAATCTTGTCCAGATCAAATTCTAAATCTGAATAGTTGTCTGCAATGTACGGATAAACAAACTGCGTCATGCCATAGAATGACATGATACCATCATTTTCTTTTATCTTTGCCCTTGCTGAAGATATATCTTTAAACGTAACTTTTTTTAGGTATTTTCCATCAAGAGAACGATGAGGCGTCTTTTCTTTTACTTCATAAAAAAGAGATGGTGAGTAAGAAGTTCGATACCTCTTACGCTCACCATCAACAGTTTCTTTGACAAGAATTTTATTTCCAAGATTCTGGATATTAGTATAAAATCGCATGATTCCTCATTATGTAAATTACTAGGTGCATTATATCACACAACGCACAATAAGTCAATCACTAAACTTTAACAAATCCGTGATTTCCACCCTTTGGTGTTTTGAGTGTTGGTGTACTCGGCGGGAGAACTAATCCACTACCAAATATTTTATTGTATTCATTAGTCAACTCATTTACAGGGTCAACAATAAATCCAACATATGATTTGGCAACTGTAATTCCGTCTGAAGATTTTGTATATGGCATAAAGGGTGCAAGTCCTACTCTCGCAGTAGCAGTTGTTGTGTCGGCGTAAGAAGTGGCAATCTGACATACATCTTTTATGTAGATAGTACCATCTTCCTTTTCCGATACATCACCCATAATCTCTTCACCAGAAATTAGTCGTAGAACTTTAACTGCCATCTGTTGTTTCTGCAGGCGCTGGGGTTTCCGCTGTCTGTGGGACTGGTTGCTGTTGAATATTTGCAAAATACTGAATCACAGTTTTTAGTTTATCTTCTGCCATTGCAAGGTGACAAACCTGTTCATCCATTTCTGCTATAATATCACTATGTTCACCAACACCTACAGAATTTTCAAAATATGTTTGAAGATTTGCAATTGCCATATCTCTTTCATATTCATACTTTCTAATAAGTGCTCTCAATTTCATACTATTGGAATAATCGAACTTCATCTGCTTTCGCTCCTCTTTTGATCCATTTCTTTTCATTTTTAATGTGCGTTCTTAAACGTTTTTGTAACTCTCTACTTTCAGGCGAGTCACCCAACCATTTAATAACTCTTCTTTCGAACCATGCCCACTCCATGTTTAATACTTTCTGTACAACATTTGGATGAGCAAGTACGATTTTTTTGTTATTCAACAAGTCTTGAATTAAAAGGTCATTTGGTAATCCTGGCGAGAATTCAATATCTCCCAATTCTCCAGAATTTTTAGAAACCTTATAAACCTTATCTTCACTCATTTCAATTTCGGTTTCTTGTTCTGATAATTTCATTAACTGTCGCCTTTAACAATCCATTCTTTTTCGTCTTGAATTTCGGCCCGGCGTGTTTTACACAACTTCATCAATTCATTAAGGTGTTTTCTTGCACGAATTCCTGCAGACTTATTACCTTTTTGAAATTTTTCATTTTCTAATTTATACTGTTCTAACTCAATTGTTAGTTGG